AGCTCCTCTCTCTATGCGCGAAATTTTGAATCCGGGGAAAGATTGGAAGTTTTGCAATGGGCAGACCACCAAAGCCAATTGAAGTCAAGAGAATGACAGGCAATCCGGGAAGGCGCAAACTTCCTGAGCTTGCAGTTGTCACAAATCTTCCGATGGCTTCAAATACTCCAGAAGCTCCAGAAGGATTGGGGATTGATGGCTTGGCATTCTGGGAAAAGGCTTGGGATTACGCCATCACATGGCTTTCCCCAGCTTCTGATCATCAAGCGATTGAAAATGCGGCAAGGCTGGCAGATGATCTGAGACTTGCTCGCAACAAGTATCGCGCCACACTTGATGCAGCAGACGGGCGATTACTCGTTCACATCAATAAAGCGTTCGTGGATGCTCTCAGCACTCTCGGGTTCGATCCAACGGCAAGATCAAGACTCGGAGTGGCAGAAGTCAAAGCAATCAGCGCGATTGACAAGCTACTTGAGAAGCGCCACCAACGCGCCAAATAATTTCAACAATCGGGGGATTCGTTGACCAAGAACATTCAAGGATTTCCACCACGCTGGCTGACCAAGGTTCCTCCAGCGGATCTCAAAAGATCACGCGGAGATGACATCGCTGACTTTGCAGAAGCTCTCTGCAAGATCACAAAAGATTCCATCGCTGGTCATGCTGGCGAGGATCTCATCTTTCGACCTTGGCAACGCGAACTGACTCGAAATCTCTTCGCGGTCAAAGCTGATGGAACTTTCCGTCATCGAGTCGGATTGATCGGACTTCCACGCAAGAACGGCAAATCCGCATGGCTCTCAGCCGTAGCACTTGAATCCCTAGTGCTTGGCGCAAATGGTGGAGAAATCTACTCATGCGCTGCTGAGAAAGAGCAAGCAAAAATTGTCTTCAACACAGCAAAAGAGATGGTCAGGCTTCACTCAGAACTTTCCTCAATGCTGACGGTGTACAAAGACACCATCCACAATCCAAAAACTGGCTCTGTCTATCGCGCTCTCTCAGCCGATGCCTTCTCCAAAGAAGGATTGAATCCAACTCTGGTCTGCTTCGATGAGCTTCACGCTCAACCAAATCGAGAGCTTTTCGATGTGATGAGCTTGGCGATGGGCGCAAGAGTTGAACCCATGCTAGTTGCCATCACCACTGCCGGAGTGAAATCAGATAACAGCGGCAAAGATTCGATCTGCTTCTCCCTTTACGAATACGGCAAGAAAGTCGTACTTGGCGAAATTGAAGATCCAACTTTCTTCCTTGCATGGTGGGAAGCGAACGCTGAACTTGACTATCGCTCAGAAGATTGTTGGCGCGAAGCCAATCCGGGCTTTGCCGATATTGTCGCAGCCGATGACTTTGCATCCGCAATCCTTAGAACGCCAGAAGCTGAATTCAAAACCAAACGCTTGAACATTTGGACATCAACCTCAGACACTTGGCTTCCACATGGATCATGGGATGCGATTGCAGATGTACGGGATGTACACGATGGCGTTGACATCGTTCTTGGCTTCGATGGCAGCTTCAACGGTGACTGCACTGCGATTGTCGCAGTGACAGTGGAGGAAGTTCCTCACATCTTTCCAGTTGCAGTCTGGGAGAAGTCAGATGATGCAGATGCTAGCTGGCAGGTTCCAGTTCTTGAAGTTGAGGATGCAATCCGAAACGCCGCCATCAGATGGCAGGTCTTGGAAATTGCTTGCGATCCGTACAGGTGGGCGAGAACTTTCCAAGTCTTGGAAGAAGAGAATCTTCCGGTGGTCACATTCCCACAAACAGCTTCACGAATGACACCAGCAACCACACGATTCTTTGAAGCGGTGGTCAATAAACAAATTACACAGAACGCGGATCCTCAACTTGCCAGACATATCGGGAACGCAACTTTGAGAGTGGACAACCGAGGATCAAGACTTGCCAAAGAAGCAAGAGGATCCAAACGAAGAATTGACTTAGCAGTCTCATCAGTGATGGCACTAGAGCGCGCCGCTTGGTGGCAATCCCAAGGTGGCAATATCTCACAGATATTTGATCCTTGGTCAATAGGGGAGCAGGAGGTTCCAAGTGTTTTCGATAATCACGACAACGATTGAGATTCTTGGAGCTTGCATGATCGCCGCAGGAATTGGCTTGTGCTTTGGCTTGGGCGCTGCACTTATCGCAGGAGGAGCATTGATCTTGACTGGAAGTTTTCTCGCCACAAGAGCGACTGATGAAGGAGTTATTGAATGAGCATCTTCACCAGAGGATTCACAGTGGGAAGATACCCACAATTCAATAACTATGTCTCACCACTGAGCCAGCTTTATGGTCAAACATCCATGACCAGCGCAGCAGGTGAGCGGATTGATGAATGGACAGCTCTTGGTGTTTCAGTAGTTCTTGGCGCAGTCTCTCTGCTTGCCGATTCAGTGGCTTCCATGCCATTGAGAGCCTACCGAACAGAACGCAATGGTCAACGGATCCTGCAATCAATTCCTGATGTGCTAGCCAATCCTGATCCTGAATCCAATACCTTTGAATTGATCCATCAGATGATGGCTTCGATGGCTTTGCATGGCAACGCATATGTGAAGATTGATCGAGATCGCGCAGGCAACATGATCGGTCTGGTTCCTTTGCATCCTTATCAGATGCAGGTGCTTCCAACTGGCGATCAAATTGGGCGCAGATATTTGCATCTTGGAAATGATATTGATCGAGAAGAGATGCTTCACTTGCGATGGTTCACACCACCACAATCCTTGGTGGGAATCTCGCCACTCAATCAAGCCAGAAATCTTGTCGGATTAGCAATCGCAATGGATCGCCATCTCGCTCAGTTCTATGGAGAGGGCGGCACTCCTTCAGGAGTTCTTGAAACTCCACAGAAACTCAATCTGGAACAGGCTCGCGTGATTCAAGCGACTTGGGAGGCAACACATCGCCGCCATCGTAAGCCAGCCGTTCTTTCAGATGGATTGAAGTTCACGCCAATCACCACATCAGCTTCAGATGCCCAGATGATTCAGAGCAGAGAACAGATCGTGCGAGATATAGCCAGAATCTTCCGCGTTCCATCTCACTTGATTGGCGCTTCTGGCGATAATCAGACTTATCAGAATGTCGAACAGGCTTCCTTGAATTTCCTCACTCATACCATCGCTCCTTGGATCCGCAGAATCGAGATTGCAATCTCCAAGATCCTTGATCCCGGGGTTGATGTGGCATTCGATACTTCCACTCTTCTTCGAGTTGATGCGCTAACTCGCGCAACAGTCAACAAGATCAATGTTCAGATGGGCGCAAGAACTCCAAATGAAGTCCGACAAATTGAAGGCATGGAGCCTTATGACGGCGGCGATGCTTTCCATCAAGCGTTCCAAGGAACTTTGACTGCTGGCGGTGATCTTGCCCCATTAGGTCAAGATGCCGATCCATCAGCTCCGACGATGGGAGTCCTTGAATAATGGCTGAAACTTTCACACCACCAAAAGGAGTTCAAGATGAAGCACAAAGAGCTTTGGCTTGGATTGCTGATGGCTTTGCTGGTAGTGGCTTCACTCCTACTGGAAAGAAGAGAGCGCAAGACTTAGCAGCAGGAACGAAGGTCAGCGCTGAGACAATTTTGAGAATGTATTCATTTTTCAAAAGGCATGAAGTGGACAAGAAGGCGCAAGGATTCAATTCTGGAGAAGATGGATTCCCATCTCCCGGAAGAGTGGCGTGGTCAGCTTGGGGTGGGGATGCTGGATTCACATGGTCAACAAAAATCAGAAATCAAATCTCAAAGAGCGCCAGAGCGCTTTCCATGATGGCATCCGAGGAGGATGAAATGGCTGACATGAATCAGGTTCTAGATTTGAATGAAGAACTGGCTGAACTTCTCGCAGATGTTGTCAGCTTCTACTTCCGGGCGCATGGCGCTCATTGGAATGTGAAAGGTTCAGACTTTAGTGAGTATCACAAACTCTTTCTAAAAATATATGAGGATGTGTATGAGTCAATTGATCCAATCGCTGAGAATCTTAGGAAGCTCGGATCACTCGCACCATTCACACTCCCTGCATTCATAGCCCTCCGATGCCTTGAGGATGCGCCAACAACCTTGCAAGATCCGATTGCTTTGGCGATGGATTTGCTCACTGCAAATGACATGATCCTTGATGAACTTTCAGATGCTTTCGATTGTGCCACTGCCTACAATCAACAAGGCGTGGCGAACTTCTTAGCAGGTCGAATTGATCAACATCAATTCTGGAAGTGGCAACTGACAGCATCTCTTGGACTTGAAGTTACTCAACCTTCCCCAGATCCTCTCGATGCTCAAGGCATGGATGCAGATGATGTTGAGGAAGATACAGAAGGCGCAACAATGCCGATGATGATCATGCCTAGATCAGAAGATATTACTGAAGAGACAATTGAAGAATCAGTCGAAGAAGATCGAGCTTCAGCCGCCAGAATCGGTGAAGGTTCATTCGTATCTTGGAACACTTCCAATGGTCGCGCCAAAGGCAAAGTTGAAAAGGTAGTGATCAAAGGTCAAGCAAAATCTTCTGATGGTTATGTGTTGGAGACCACTCCAGATGCTCCAGCATTCATGATCCGAATCTACAAAGAGCAGGGGAATGGCTGGGTTCCAACGGATGTGACAGTCGTTCACAGACCAGACATCCTCACAGTTATCACAGCACTTCCAGCTCCACGCTCGGAGGAAATTGACATGATCGAACAGAGAAAAGCAATGGCAACCGCAGAGCGCATCACCATGACTGCCGAGGTTCGCGCAGTTGAAACTCATGATGGCACAATGAAGATCGGTGGATATGCCGCCACATTCAACTCAGAAGCCAGCGGATTGAATTTCAGAGAAGTGATCGCTCCGGGCGCATTCACTCGCGCTCTAGCATCCACAGATCCAGTCTTCCTCCTTGTGAATCATGACATGGAAGGAATCCCACTGGCATCAACGCAGTCTGGCACTTTGAAACTTCGCCAAGATAACACTGGACTCTATATGGAAGCCACACTTGATCAAACCAATCCCAAGGCGCAGGAATTATCCTCAGCAATTCGCCGGGGCGATATGGACAAGATGAGCTTCGCATTCACAGTGACTCCAGATGGTCAGACTCGAGAAGATGGTCTTCGCACGATCCAAGACATTGAGCGACTCTATGAAGTCTCAGTTGTCACACTTCCTGCCTACGACTCCACATCAGTTGGAATGCGTAAAGCAGATGAACCTGATCTTGAACTTGCCAAGCGCAAGTTGAAGCTGAAGGTCAAACAGTATTCCTTGACAAAGATCAAGGCATAAGCCTCGGCGCATCAGCCCTGACGCTTCACAAAAAAACTAATCCAAGAGAGGAGACACAAAATGTCTCTAGCAACAAAACTCAAGGAGCAGCGCGATGCATTGGTCACAGAAGTTGAAACAACTCTGGCAACCGATGAAGTGAGCGCAGAAGCTCTTGATAACGCATCAGCAAAGCAGGAAGAAATTGCTGCACTTGATGAGCGCATCGCAACTGCTGAAAAGGTAGAAACTCGCACAGCAGCAATCGCAGAATCTCGCAAGGAAGCAGGAGTCAAGACCTTTGGTGGAGCAACAGTCACCAAAGAGACAATGACCTATGACAAAGATGGTCGCAATTCATTCGTTCGCGACATGATTGGCGCACATCTTCGCAATGATTCCAATTCATGGGAACGCCTAACACGCCACTCACAAGAAGTTGCAATTGAAACACGCGATATCAACCGCACAGATACATCCGGCGGCGATCTGGTTCCTCCCCTATACCTAAACATGATTGGGTCTTTGGCTGCGTAAGCGCCAATTGAAAACTTCGCTATATCGGTGAAACTCCTTCAAGAAATACAAAAGGACAATACCGAGGCAACCTGAGAACTTCAGAGAGTCCGTAGAGACTACACGCGAAGCCCCTTAGAAATAAGGGTGAAGATATAGTCCGATCTCATGTCAATGACAAAGCATGAGAAGCCAGCAGAAATGATTGGCTCGCTCGAAAGAGTGGTAACAGAATTGAATCAATGAATATGCCGAATTTGCTCGTGCGGCAAGAGTGACAGCGGATCTTTTGACAACTATGGCATTGCCAGCAGGAACTGACAGCATCAACATTCCGCAAATCACCACAGGAACGCTTGCTGCTTTGCAGTCATCTGATAACTCAGCAACAACAACACGCGACATGGTCACATCCACTGTCACAGCGCCAGTTCGCACAATCTCCGGATATGAGAATGTCTCAATCCAGCTTGTCGAACAATCTCCACTTGCTGGCGGTCTTGATCGCTTGGTCTTCGGTGATTTGATGGCTGACTATGCATTACAGCTCAACACAGCAGTTGTTGGAACTGGCGATGGAACTTCAGGAACTCTCAAAGGTCTTGTGACTTTGGGAACCGACTCGACCAACGGAATTCCAGTCACATGGACTGAAACAACTCCAACAGCAGTCAACGGCGCAATTGCAATCGCCAAGGCGATTTCAAAAGTTGTCACCAACCGTTACAAGGCAGCAGAAGCAATCGTCATGTCTCCATCAGTCTGGTACTGGTTCGCTTCTCAGGTTGACTCACAGAATCGCCCATTGGTAGTGCCTGTCACTGGCGCTTCACAGGCATTCAACGCTGCTGGAACAGTTACCAATCCGGGCGCTCCTGCTGGACTTGTTGGAACAATCCAAGGCGTTCCAGTCTTCATTGATGCAACCATGACAAAAACTTATGGCGCATCAACGAACCAATCTCCAATCTTGATTGGAAAGTTCTCTGATTCGTATCTCTTCGAATCTGGCGTGAAGACTCGCGTTCTTCCAGATGTCTTGTCAGCAAACCTCACAGTGCGCTTCCAAGTTTACGGATACACAGCTCTTGCTCACAGATATGCAAAAGCAGTTTCAGCAATTACTGGAACAGGCACAGTAGCTCCATCTGGTTACTAATAGCCAGAGCCTTGGCGTTGATCCCATCACTTGATGGGGTCGGCGCTTTGGCGCAATAACAATTCCACAGGGGGAATGAAATGAACTCGCTTTTCTTAGAAGGAATGCAATCTGCAAGAGAGATTGTTCAGAACAAAGGTCTTGCCCATCTTGATCAGATAATCAAGGAACTTGAAACAGAATCCATCGAGACAACTGCTCTTGATCCAAAGGTTGAGACTCGATGAAGGTGAAAGATAAAATCTGCATCGGCATGGTCAACAACGGAACTATTGATTCAATGCTCGCGCAAGACTTGATCCACATCGCCATTCATCCAAGTGGCAAATTCAACAACTTGATTCAAGTTCAAAATATCGGGCTGACAACTCGCTCAAGAAATCTTGTGGTCAAGACTTTCCTTGAGACAACTGATGCCGCTTGGCTTCTGATGATTGACTCAGATGAGAGACTTTCCACAGATAACTTCATGAAGCTGGTCGATGCCGCACATGATAAAGATCGCCCAATCATCTCTGGCTTGGTCTTCGCCGCATTCTTTGATGACAAAGATGACTTGAGAGCAGTTCCC